CCCATAAGTTTTGAGTGTTCAAAAGACCATTTTTGTTCTGTTATAATAAACACAGGTAAAATTTGTTTCTTTTGTGCATCAACAGCTGTTTTAACAAGTGCTGTTGTTTTACCAGTATCTGAATGCCCCAAAAACATATTAATATGTCCCATAGCGGGGCCTGGTAGTCCAACCGCATCTAAAAATGGTTCACCTAAATCGAAATATCTTTGTGGTTTGTATTTTGCGTCCGACGAGAATTTTTTCTTTATCGAACTAAAGTCTGTTTTTTTGATTGCCATAATGTTTTTTTAAAAAGATAAGAAAAAGTGGGTACATTGTCCAATAATATACCCACAATTTTTAAATAAATTAGAATGGTAGCTCTTCGTCAATATCGTCACCTTCCTGTGGATCAACGACTTTTGTTTCCTCTTTTGATTTTTTACCACCCAATGTAATTTCTTCTTCAGTTGAGTTACTGTAAATGTATTTTCCGGCATCTGAATCCCATCTTGGTGTTTCACCACGAGCAATTGCTTCAAGGTATTCTGTAGGTTTTTTAGAATAAACATCTTCCCAAGTAAGTTCATCTTCAATCCAAGATGTCATTGTGTCTTCATCTTCGTGAACTGGAGCTGGGTCATCATACATAACTGTTTGAATTACGGTATAGAATGCACCTTTTGGTGTTTTTGCTTTTGTTAGTTCAAGGATAAGATCTCTTCCTTTTTCAGAGTCAGCAACATCACCTTTTGCTTTATAGATAGGAATAATTTTATCAAAAATTCCTTCTTGTTTGTAGTTGTGTTTGAATCGCCAGAATTTAGGACCATCTTGTTCATTGTCACGGTCAATAACTTTAACAATATAAAACTTACGTGGTTTGTATTGTTTTGCAAGTTCTTTGTCAGATTCTTTACCAGTGTTTGTTAATTCTTCATAAACTTCACTTAATGGTGAACGTTCATTATCGTTTTTTCCTGGATCATAGAACTTTTGCCATTTACCATCAACAAGAATTTCGTGAAACCAAACTTCCTTAAATGGTGATGAACCGTCCGGAGTAGGTAAGATACGGATTCTTTTTTGTGCTTGCTTTTCATTGTCTTTAAGTATTGCAGCAAAATACTTTTTCATTCTTTCTTCTTGAGACATTTTTGAAGTGGAAGAAGAACCACTTTGTTTTGAGCTTTCATACTGAGCCAAAACTGCATCTAAAACATTGTTTGTCGCCATATATATTATTTATTAAAAGTTTACAATAGAAAATATAAGTTAAATAAAAATAGTAGTCAATAAGCTTAATAAAAAAAATTACATCATATCGTTTTCGTCATCATAATCACCAAAATCATTGAACGTGTCTTTTACTTCTCTAGGTGATAGTTCTTCAACTTGGTCGGTTGTTAAAACATATTCATTTTTTCCACTCTTTTGCATATCCTCTTGTTTGTCTTCAAAAAAATCTGAAAGTTTTTGATTAAACGGTCCAGAATCAAGACTTCTTAATTCAAGTTTTTCAACTGGTGTTTTTGGTCTAAATCTATCAAATTTAGTTTCTAAGTCATTAATTTTATTAACAAGGTTGTCCATTTCACCAAGTTTACTTTCAAGGTTTTGTAATTGTGAAAATAAGTTGTTAAAATATTCTTCTTGTTTATCTGACATTGATTTTTGTGTATCAACAAGATCTGTAATATCTAATTCTTCAGTATCACCTTCTTCACCTTCTGGTGTTTCGTCTCCACCAATTTCTTCTACGTCTGGGTCATTTGCAATATCAACTGTTGTTCCAGTTGTTGCTCCTGTTGCTCCCATATCTCCACCTGGTGGTGGAGGTGGTGTCACGGTAGAGGTATCACCGGTTGGTGGTGCACCTAAACCACCTGGTTCTGGTAAATCTAGACCAACATCACCGGTTGGTGGTGCACCTAAATCTAGTGGTTCATCAGTTGCTTGTTCAACAATATATTTGTTAATACTGTTAAATCTTTTAATTTCTTGAAGAATTTTACTATCTACTTTCATTTTAACCGTTTAATAATGTTTTTATTCCTGATTTGGTTTCAACGTGAATTTTTTTGAACTGTTTCATAGTGTTGTCGACTCTTTCAATAAGACCATCTTTCATTCTTACAGTATAACAATCTCCGGTGTCTAAGTCACAAACTTGTTTTGTTCCATTACCCATATCTTTTTCTGACATTCTTGTATTTTTACCAAGATAGTTGTCTAATATTAATTTAGTGTTACTCATACAATTTTTATTTATAAATATCAACAAATTTTAAATATTATAAAGTTTCTAATAAATTATAAGATTTAGTAACTTTTTCTTTTATTTTTTCTCTATCGGATTCAATCATTTCATCATAAACTTTTGTTGATTTATTTTTAGGAAAATCAATAATATAAGTTTTTGTTATTGCATTTATTATTGTTGTTTTAATTTGTTCTGTTGTGGTTGCTGTTAAATCTAAATATGATTCAATTGTACCGATTTTTCCTTTAT